AAGCATCGTTGAAGTCGCTGAGCTGCGACTTGACGTTGGCGGCGTTAAAGGTGCTGTTATGTCGCACTTGAACGACTTGGCCGGCTTTACCGGTTGCCAATTGCAGAGTGTTGTTGCACACAACACGAACGCTGGTCAGCCGAGCCTGAGTGGCCAGGGAGCCATCGCAGCTGGAGGCAAGGAGCAAATATTGGTTGACCTTGTCACCGGCCACGTTGAACTCGCCATCCATCTTGGCGAGGGCCCAGTAATGCGCGCCATTGCGCAGGACGCCGGCTGTTTCCAGGTGGGCAATGTTGCCGACCATGTCGCGGAAGAATTCCAGGACCTCGATGGGCTGCACGATCTTGTACTGGGTGGACACCAGGCCAAGGGGTAGGTTGCTGTCTGTTCGATACATTACTTTCTTGCCGCCGAAGGGCAAGACCTGCGCCTTGTAGGCGTTCCACACACTGGCAGGAGGGGTGAACTGCACATCAGCGGTAGCCAATTGGAAGTTAAGACCGGATTCCTCGGCCCAGGTCTCAATAGGCGAATCCGCCGTCAGCTGCTGGCCAAGGCCGTGCCATGGTGTAGCACCGACGTAAGCCATTGCGGCCTTGCCTTCGATTGTTGTTGCGATTAAGTGTGCCATGATAAATTCCTTTTCAATAGTCAAGTTGGTTGTTACAGCAATCTGAAGTTTGTTGCTGTGAGTGGATTGTATAACACGACTCGTGAATTCGTACACAAAAATAAGAAAAATACGAAAAAGAATTGCAATTCTGTTACAAATCTATAAGTTTGTTTTCAACTTTAGGTTGCAATGTACACTTTGGTTTTTTGACAAAATAAAGTTTTATGTGACAGGTAACAGTAGTCATGCGGCGTTGTACAATCATCAACCAACAACATTGCGAGCTGACTGATGCTTTTGACTATTGACAAGATGGAAACAAGGACCGGTACAGGCACAACTTGCGTGGGAAAAAAAAGGCTCGGTGCCAAAACACCGAGCCTTTGAAGTTTATGGCAACTGCTATTTCAACCATAAAGGACAATCATGCTATCCGGCTTTGCAGCGCAAACAACACAACCAGACCAATTATACCAAAACTTCTTAACGGCCAGGAAATTCAATGACGCAGACGTACAAAGCTTAGGCCTTGCGCTGCTTGACCCTGATGAAACCTATGCACTATTAGGTCACACAAAAGAGTGGAGCGTAAAACTACCGTATTACGGCGCAGATGGCCTTGAGACAGGCTTTAACCGTGTTAGGCTTCTAACACCCAAAAGCAAAATGAAGTACTCACAGCCTAGGGCTTCGGGATCTCATGTGTACTTCGCCCCTGGTGTGACTTGGAAACAGGTCATGCAAGATGTGGATATCCCCATCATTATTACGGAGGGCGAGTTCAAGGCCTGGCAGCTTACAAAGCAAATCACGGCCGATGGCTTGGCTTACGCCGCGGTAGGCTTGGCAGGGGTGACCTCGTGGACGGACAAATCGGGTTTGCACCTGCACAAAGATTTGATGAAAATCATTTGGCAAAGGAAGAGTAGCTTTGCTGAGAAGCACCGCAAGGTCTACATTGTCTTCGACTACGATGGGGCCGAGGACCACGGGGAGCCTAATGAGCAGGTGGGCATGGCCGAAACGCGCCTGGCTGTGACCTTACGCGGCCTAGGGGCTGAGGTCCACCTTTGCCGTGTGGGTAAGTTCGGCTCAGGCAAGGGTAGCAAGTACGCCATTGATGATCACTTATTGGCAGGGGGGCAGCTGGCGCAGGTCTTAACAGCTACCAGCGCGGTGATGAATGGCATCGACACTCTAGAAACCAAGCTGTATGAGTTTAAAACTAAGTACGCATTGCTAAATGGCGATGTCATGCGCCTTAGGGACGGGTTGCTGCTACAGTGGAGCAAAGCGCGGATTGACTCGGCGCAAGACTTTTTTGTGCAAGTCACGGCCAAGCCTAACGGGGGCACCAGCAGCAAAACTATCTATATGTTGGATGCCTATAAGGACTGGCTAAGAAGGTGTGATCTGGATGGCGTAGGCATGTTCCCCGAGTACCAAGGGGTGACCATCACGCCTGAGAGGCAGTACAACCTGTTCAAAAACTGGATGCATGAGCCACTGAGCGGCGATCCTAGGACTTACTTAGACTTTTGTGACTACTTCTTTAGGGATGAGCCGGCTTTTGCTGAGTACTGGCATGACTGGGTTGCCAATATCATTCAATTCCCATGGCGAAGGAACTACACCACACCACAGTTCGTGTCCGCCATTGAAGGCATTGGCAAATCAGCCATTGCGGAGTTTGTAGCCAGCATGCTTGGCGTAGGGGAAGGGCAGCCCGCCGCGGTGATTGGCCCTGATGAGCTGTTTGGCAACTTCAACGGCATGTTAAAGGGCAAGATCTTTATCGTTGTGAATGAGCCCTCATCTGATCGTGATGACCACTCGGCCAAGCTTAAGAACTACATCACCAGCGATGAGCTTACGATCAACAATAAGTATGGCGCGCAGTATAGCATTAGGAACTACCTGAACTTTGTCTTTACATCCAACAAGCCTTACATCACGCACATGGGAGATACTTCACGCCGCGAAGCCATCTATAGTCCCAAAAGTCTAACCAACGTTGAAACGCACCCCAAGGTCACAGCCCTCATGCAATGGGCACATCAACAACAAGGCTTTGGCATCATGCTGAATTGGTACATGAACCGAGACATATCGAGCTTTGACCTGAAAAAGGCAGCACCTAAAACCCAGTATCGTGAAAAGGCTATTCAATTGTCTAAGACTCCGCTTGAGGTTTTTGCCTATGAACTTAAGGACTGGGTTAACGAGCATCTTGAAGGCGTAGGGGCTTTCACAGCGTCGCAGCTGCAAGTCCTCTGTGAAAGATGGGGCCATGACAGCAGGGCTAAGGTGCACTACATCCGCAAGGCTATGGAGTCGCAAGGGGCCATTGAACCTAGCAGGCTGATCAAGGCGCAGGGCAAGCCGGCACGGTTTACTACGATTATCACTGAGGATGCTGCGCAAAAAGGCAGAGGCGAGCCTACCTGGGCGCACGTTGTCAAGGACACTGAGACTGCATTGCAACGTGAATTGCAGCAAGATGGCAGCTTTTGAGGCGCAAAGCACTTGTTACTTTTGGGCCAAAATAAGATGCTAAATGCTGAAAATAAGCTGTCGTAGTCGAGCGACTCGTGAATGCCCAGCAAATTGATCACCTTCTATTACAACTTTTTTTCCGAAATAGAAAGTGATCAATTTGCATAAAACAAGGCTTTTTTGGGCTATAAGAGGTGTTACTTGGAGATTTTGTTACTTGAGCTGTAACCTCTGGAAGCCTTTGCTGGATTGAATAGTAACAGAGTAACAGTAGGTAACTATAAAAATATAAATTATAGATATATAAATAGAGATATATGCTATTCGTATATATAGCGTTTTCTGGCGTGGTTGTTACTTGTTACCTGTTACCGGCTGGGCAGTGATGAACATTTTTTCGACAACAAGGATACAATTGCACCATGACTACAAAGACACCATCTAAGAACGGTAAGTTCTTGGGCCGTCCTTCAAAGTACGACCCCGCATACTGCGACGAAGTTATTGCTCTTGGCACTTTAGGCAAGTCCAAGTGGCAGATTTGCTCGATTCTTAATATCGGGCTGCATAACATGAATGCTTGGGTCGGCGCACACGAGGAATTTCGAAACGCCTTTGAACAAGCACGACTCGATGCGCTCTGCTACTGGGAAGAGCTTGCCCAGAATCACATGATCGAGAACCCCGGCGGGCCGAAGCTGAACACAGGACTTTGGAGCCGGAGCATGGCGGCTAGGTTCCCCGCTGAGTATCGTGAGAACTCCAAAGTTGAGGTCACCGGCAAGAATGACGGGCCCATTGAAGTTGATCACGTGCACGACTTTGCCGGTGCTCTGTTGGAGGACCTGTTAGCAACGCGCCAAGCAGATGCTAAGTCCGGCAAAGGCAAATGAGTTCGCCGCTCGCATCAAAGGCGGGCCTGACCTCAACAAGCTAACACCTGAGCACAAGGCCGCGACTCAGGCGCGGATGAAGTGGCTCACAATTGCGAATACGCATCAGATCCCGCCACGAGGCGAGTGGTGGACGATTTGGCTGTTGCTTGCAGGTCGAGGCGCAGGCAAGACGCGGTGCGCAGCTGAGTGGACTTGGTGGGAAGCTTGGTTGAACCCGAGTACGCGGTGGTTGGTCTCAGCGCCAACAAGCTCTGATGTGCGTGACGTGTGCTTTGAGGGCGACTCCGGTCTACTGCGTGTTATTCCTGAGATACTGATCTCCGACTACATTAAGTCCTTGCATGAGATAAAGCTGATCAATGGCTCTATCATCAAAGGAATCCCTGCGTCTGAGCCTAACCGCTTCCGAGGTCCGCAGTTTCACGGCGGGTGGTTGGATGAGCTGGCTGCCTGGGATTACTTGGACGACTCTTGGAATATGCTGAACTTCGGCATGCGACTGGGTACGCGGCCTAGGCTCATATGCACCACAACGCCTAAACCAAAGCCTCTGGTGATTGATCTGGTGGGGCGGGAGGGCGAGGATGTGGTACTTACCACAGCCAGTACGTACGACAACATCCATAACCTTGCTCCAACATTCCAAAAGCAGATCCTGCAATACGAGGGCACAAAGCTTGGGCGCCAAGAGATTCACGCCGAGATCATCGACCCCGAAGAAGCTGGCATCATCAAACGGGATTGGTTCCGCCTGTGGGAGAATGATAAGCCGTTGCCTCGCTTTGAGTACGTGATTCAGTCGTATGATTGCGCCACGTCTGACAAGACTAAGAACGACCCTACGGCCTGCACCGTGTGGGGTATCTTTAAGCCCAACGCGGACAAGCCTATGAGTGTCATGCTCATCGATTGCTGGGAAGAGTACATGCAATACCCCGAGCTTCGGCCTAAGGTGATTGACGAATACGGCGCCATCTACGGGGATGAGAACGAGTTTGGTCACGGGAAAAAGGTTGACATGGTGCTGGTCGAGGATAAGTCCGCCGGCATCTCACTGATACAGGACTTGCAGCGCGCCGGTTTGCCGGTGAGAAGCTACAACCCAGGCGCTGCCGATAAGACTACGCGCCTAAACTTGGTTGCGCCTATCATCGAACGTGGGCGTGTCTACGTACCCGAGTCGTCGGTCAATCCCGGCATGGCGCGTGATTGGGCTGAGGTCTTGCTTAGCCAGATCTGCGCCTTTCCCGAGGTACGCCACGATGACTTGGTGGACTCCACAACGCAGGCCTTGCGCATTATGCGAGATCTTGGGTTCATAAACATAGATCCGGTTTACAATGCAGATGACTCGTACGACGAGGACCGCAAGCAAAGGGTGAACCCATATGGCATATGACGCGTTAGGCAACTACGTACCCGGTGATGACGAGCCCGGTCTCGACCAAATGCGCCTTGCATTGACCAAGCAGCCAAGCTTGGCATCACAGATCCCCGGTTATAGCGGGCCTGTGCCTAAGCCGGAGCGCCCTCTTGACAACGCGGAGCTAAACTTCAAGTCCATCGCTGCAAGTCTGAACCCACTGATGATGATGAGGACTCTGCGGGACGCGGTGAACACCGCCGTTGTCAACCCACTGCTCACGCCTGCAAGCATCGCAGTAGAAGCCATGCAAGGCAAAAAGATCACGGGCTCCGCATTGGCGCAACCGCCTACCACACCCGTAGGTCAGTCTTTTGAGGAAGGCCTGTCCAAGGCAATGGACGTAGCCAAGGTGCCGCACATGGGGTTGTTGGCACGCCCCGCAGGCAGGCGCCCAGCATTAACCCCTAATGACGTCCGCGTCATGGGCGCTGAGGCCACGAGAATGGGCAGGCAAATAGGCGACATCCCATCCGACTTTGTCAACGCACAATCGGGTCTTACGCGCATGGACCCGGTGACCAACCAGCCTACGTACGGCGCCAAGCTCCAAGGCGTAGCTCAAGGCGTAGGCGACCTAGCGCAATCACGTAGAGAGTCAGGTTTAAGTCTCGTACCCGGTGTGCCTGATGTATTCACCCCTCCGACCAGCATGTACGCTGTTAGGCCTTCGGGCTCGACTATTGCGATGCCGCAGTACCCCGCGACAACACGCGCAGACAGCATGCCAAAAAATACGGCTGCGCATAAAGTGCTGGGTGAAGTTGTCGATGAGGGTCAGACGCAGTTATCGACTAACGCTTTAATGCAGCAATGGGACGCAAGACGGATTGACGCCCGCGCAGATGCTACGCCTTTTCAGCAATACGCCGAAGCACGTGCTTTAGAGGCATACCCAGATGCGCCGTCTGGGGGTGCCGCGTTGAACGCTGTTAGTGCGCGATACAGTGATCACGAAGACTTTAGAGCAGTAGAGTTGGGATGGCTGAACGACTTTATGCAAACGCCTGAAGGCCAAGCATCTGAGCTTAGTCGTGTACCGTCGCCTGCGCAGTTGCAGGCACGCCACGAAGCTGCAACGCAATGGCTGTATGGCCCATTGCTGAACTACACGCGTAGGCACGTTGGCGCCGTAGGTGATCCTTTGGTTAAGCTCGCGTCGCAAGGCATTACGTACCGTTCGCCTGATCGCCTGCAAGACACTGCTGATTACGAGCTTACCCAGACTGACCTTGCAAAACGCCGTCAAAAGTCTAACCTACCTGCTGAAGGCATGGTACGGCCTGCGCTTAACGCCAAGCAAGCAGAACTTACGCAGGCGCAAGATGCGTTGCGAGCCCTACAGCAACAGCGTGAAGGCTATCGTGATGTTGCCTTACAGCAAGGTTTGGCTGACCCCGCGGAATTGCCTGAGTACGCTCGAACTACGCGCCCAATTGAGCAGGCAACTATGTCTGTCAACAAGCTTGAAGAAGAGTACAACAACCTTAAAGTTGGCGCGTTGTATGAAGACGTATCTGATTTGGCAGTGTCGCCTAGGACACGTGAAAATGTGCTAAGTGACATTCCTTATGCGCAGCAACAGTTCTACCCTTCTGTTACACGCGCACGCCCAGATGACATCATCTACAACATGGGCAGGCAAACCGGTCTGGAGAACATTGGGTTAGGGGACATTGCCCGTGACTTTTACAATGACGTCATGTCAGGCAAGATCCCTGTTGAGCAAGTCTCAAAGCTGTCCGTTGATAAGTTTGTGCGTAGCAAAGCGCTGCCGCGTATTGCCAAAGAAAAGGAAGAAGCAAAGAATAGACTCACGTTTAAGACAGACGCAGAAGCAGTGATGCGCAATACCATGACGCAAAATACGACGCTCGAGAATTACTTTGGCAACACCGCGGTGATTGAGCTTTCACAAAAATCTGGCCTTACTGCTGAGCAATTTACGCGTATCCTTAGTGAGCCTACTACCGTGCTGGATCACTGCATTGGGCAAGGCGGCAGCGCAGGCAGAGGGGACAAGAACCCGTGGAACCCAGGCAGCACTCGAACGTATCTACCTGCTTACAACGTTGTCACTGGTCAGCTCGACTCTCGCTCAGGTCGTCAAGTCACTGGTTATGCAAATGCGATTGCCAGAGGCGATCAACAAATTGCAGACATTCGCGATGGCGATACAGGATTGCCTGTAGCTACTCTTGAGTTTGATAAAGCGTTCTACGGCGCTGATGCACCGCGTTACAATCTTGGCTTTGTTTCAGGCTTTAAGAATGGCGATGTGGCGCCTGAGTATCGTGATGGCGTGATTGCGTATCTGAATAGCCGCGCAGATGAGATTGGCAGCGCTGGGCAAAACCTTGAGCACGTTGGCGCGATTGACGTAAAGAATGCGTCACCTCGTGAGCTTGCCAACTTCACAGGCAAACGCGTCGACGACGTAAAGGCGGCGGACTTTTCGCAGCTTCCACGCTTTGTAACCAGAGAGCAAATACGCGCTGCAATGGAAGCGCCATCACCTGCAGCACCTGCAACTAGCACAAGCACTGAGCTAAGTCTTGCGCATACTCGCGATCAAGCAGCACTAGTTGCAGACACCCGTACAAGCATTCAATCTGCTATAAACAACGCTGCTGACTCCGCTGCAAACGCTCATAATGAGCGAGTAGGCGACGCTGTGCGAGGCGTTTTACAAGGCCGTATAGCAGAATTCTTAGATGGCAGACCCATTGAAGAAGTGCCTGCTGCGCTACGTAGTTTGCAAACCACAATCATGGATGATGAGTTTCAGTTCTCAAACTCTAATAGCACTTTCAACAATAGCATTGCTGATGGGCTCATTGAGTTCATCACTGACTTAGAAGGCGCTATTGACTATCATGATCGTCGTCTGCGTGAAATTGCTGCCGCCCCTGCGCCTCCGCCTGCAACTGTGTCAATGGCTTTGCAAGACATTGCAGGCAACGGGCTTGACGCAAACGATTACGCAACAGTCTACAACATACCGCTTGACACTGCTGAAGAAATGCTGGCACGTTTTCGTGACCCAGACATGACAATGGCCAACGTGCGTGGTATGCGTGATAACGCAATGCAACGTGCGCCTAACACATTCTTTGCGGGACTTACCGAGGCTGAGGCTGCAAACGCAGCACAGTTACTGGACGTCGTTATTGCCGACACTGAGCGCGCGGCGCAACAAGCCCCTGACCCGCTTGCAGCATGGGCGCAAGGCTTTGAGCCTGACCCTACTGCCGTTGCTAACTTGCCTGCACCTGCACGTGTACCTGCAATTGACTACGTTGGCATTCGTGATAGCGTTCTTGCTGACGTTGCGCAAAACGTAGGCATGAACGTTGCTGAGCGTGTGGAAACCGTTGCAGCACGCGTTGCAGAAGACATTAATCCACGGCTTGACCCAGCTAGGTATGTTGTAGCACTACGTGAAGCTGCTGATATCCAACTTAATACGCTTGTAGATCAATCGCTGTATGACTTGGCTGACCAGATTGAAACAGCTGTTGCTGCACAGCAACTTGCAGCTGCGCTACCTGTAAACACAGGGCAGCAACCTACGTCTCAGCAAGTTGCGGGTGAGCTTTTTGAGATGGGGCGCAATGCTGATGGCGCACTTGATTTCGCAGATCTGCAAAACACGTCTACTGTGTTGCAAATGGGCCAGCTTGATCACCCGGCTTTCCGGCATATCCCACCTGGGCCTGAGCGTGCAGAAGCTATGCAAGAGGTGCTGGATAACTTTAACAGAAGGGTCAGCAACGAGTTGCGTGCACAGCAGCCTGCGCCTGCCAATGACTTGACGCAGATGACAATGAATCAGTTGGCGCAACGCATCGACCCCAATCGTTGGCCTCTCATTAACGCGCGATCAGACCTTGCCGTTGTCATGGCGCGCCAAGACCCAGACCTTGAAAGATTTGTGGCAGCCATTCGTAATGGCGAATTGCCCGATACCACAAGCGGCTTAGACATGTATGAGCGTGAAGTCATTGCGCAGAACGTGCGTGATGCGCTACAAGCACAGCCTGCGCTCGTAGCACAGCAACCTGCACCTGCGCCTGACCCTGAGCGACGTGGCCCTTTCCGCCCTGGCGGCTCATCAGCAGTTAGAGGTATGCCGCTGGGTAACCTTAACATACAGCCTTCAATTACTGCTAGCGCATTACGTGGGCCTGATGTGCAACCTGTTCGCAACTTTCTGCAGCAAGTGCGAAGTCTTCCTGGCGTAACGCAAGAAGGTTTGCGTACTGGGTTGATGGCGTTTGAGCAAATGGACCCCACGCGACAAATTTCTAAAGCTGAGTTTGTGCGTGAATTGCTACCTTCGAGCTACGAGATTGTGGACTTGAAAGACGCCGCAGACACAAATATGCACTTTAGAGATGAGGCAGAAGACGCTGTAGCTGATGAACTGTATGAGGTATATAGAAGCATAGGTGTGCCTGAAAAATTCTTAGAACAAGTTTCAGAGGTCGTAGATGGCGACATAGGCTTTGATGATTTGCCAAAAAGCGCAATAAAAGCTCTTGCGAAAGAAGGCATCACTGACTACGCGGATCTAGAAGCCGCTTTTAAAGACGCTTATAAAGACGCAGTGCAAAACGCCATGGAGTACATTGCTGACATGAATGGCGTAGCACTTACAGATGAGAGTGGCTATACGTATAGCAATACGCAACGACTAGTTGAGACTGACATGGGTGATGTGTACGGCGAATTCGGTGTATCCCACCCTGATCAAGCTGGCACATACCATCATTTTCCAAACGCAGAAGGCTTAATCGGGCACATACGTGGCACATACAACCCTGCTGATCCTCTTACGCTAAAGACAGCAACAGGTAGCTTTACAACAAAGCCTAATAGCTATGTGATTGAAGAAATTCAGTCAGACGCACAAAAATCTACTGCGCAAGTTAAGCACCTGCACCAAGTGCATGGCGTAATCTTTAAAGCTGCAATTCAAAAGGCGTTGGAACTAGGCGCAGACACTGTGTACCTACCTACAGCAAAAATAATTGCCAGTGCACGTGACGCGCTTACGCCTACGGGTGAATACGTGCGTTTAGATACAGCTACTAAGAAATTTGCGCCAATTTACGACCAGGCTGTTGTTAAAGAAGGCCTTAAGCCGTTGCTTAAGATTCCTGGCGTGACTTCAAAGATTGTCAATGGCTATCACGAGATACGTTTTACGCCTGAGGCCAAAGAGCATATTCTGAATGGACCAGGCCAAACGATCCCGGGTTATCAAACCGGTGGCGCGGTTAAGAAGCGTGAAGCGCCAAGACAAGCCTTCATTGCTCGAGCAAACAGTGGTATAGTCAACCAAAATCCAAGTGTAGAACAAATGCGATTTGAACTTATGATGCGGGGTAAATAATGGCAACCGAGTTTCCGATCCCTCAAGATGACGGGCGCTTTATAGACCCCATCGTAGACGGTATGCAGTCTGATGAAGAAGATAACCCGTCAGTTTTTGAGATCTTTAATGACACGGGGCCTTCTGACGTTGAGGAATTGCCTGACGGCTCAGCCATAGTACGGCTTGACGATAAGATCTTAGGCCCAGGCGATTCGCCTGACTTCTACGAGAACTTAGCCGAGTCGCTGAACATTGCTGACCTTGAAGGCGTAGCAGTTAAGTACTTGGACCTCATTGAGAAAGACAAAGAAGCTCGTGAGGGGCGTGATAAGCAGTATGAGGAAGGCTTAAAGCGTACGGGGCTAGGCAATGACGCGCCAGGCGGGGCGCAGTTTACCGGGGCCAGCAAAGTCGTGCATCCCGTAATGGCCGAGGCTTGCGTTGACTTTTCAGCTCGTGCCATCAAGGAGCTATTCCCAGTCGACGGGCCTGTTAAGACCAAGATTATTGGCGAAGTTACGGATGAGAAAGTCATGCGTGCCGAGCGCAAACGCGACTACATGAACTGGCAATTGACAGAGCAGATCGAGGAATACCGCGACGAGCTGGAGCAATTGCTAACTCAGCAGCCATTGGGCGGTTCACAATACTTGAAGATGTGGTACGACGACCAAAAGCGTCGGCCTTGCGCAGAGTTTGTGCCTATTGACAATGTGTATTTGCCTTTTGCAGCTGCAAACTTCTACACAGCCAGCCGCGTGACTGAGGTCAACGACATTACGCAAGAAGAGTTTGAGCTTCGCGTATCTCGAAAGCTTTACTGCGACGTAGAGATCTATCGCACAAGCATGGAGCCGGAAGAGTCCAAGCCACAAAAGGCCAACAACAAGATTGAGGGCAAGACCAGCCAGGCTGAGAACATCGATGGCATACGCCGTGTGTACCACATCTACACGTGGCTTGAGCTTGACGACGACACGTTTTCTAAAGGCGAGCGTGCGCCCTACATCTTAATGATTGATGAGACTACACGTGATGTTGTAGGCTTGTATCGTAATTGGGAAGATGGCGATGACGCCATGTCTAAGCTCGACTGGCTGGTCGAGTTTAAGTTTATCCCATGGCGCGGCGCATACGCCATTGGCTTACCGCATCTTATTGGCGGGCTATCCGCTGCACTGACCGGCACGCTTCGCGCTTTGTTGGACTCCGCGCATATCAACAATGCGCCAACCATGCTTAAGCTAAAGGGCGCCAAAATCTCTGGCCAGTCCATTAGCATTGAGCCTACGCAGGTCTCGGAGATTGAAGGCGCGCCAGGCGTGGATGATATTCGCAAGATCGCCATGCCGGTGCCGTTCAACCCGCCTTCTGTGGTTCTGTTCCAGTTGCTAGGCTGGGTTACCGCTGCAGCTAAAGGCGTGGTTACCACCGCCGAGGAAAAGATTGCAGACATCAACTCCAATGCGCCGGTAGGTACTACACAAGCTTTGATTGAGCAAGGCGCTGCGGTCTTTTCAGCCATTCATGCACGTATTCACAATAGCCAAGCTCGAGTGCTTAAGATTCTGAACCGCTTGAATCGCTGGTACTTTGATGAGCAGCGCATGGGCGAGGTTGTTAAGGATCTAGGCGTTGAGAAGGAAGACTTTAATCGTGAGTCTGACGTCATCCCAGTCTCTGACCCGCACATCTTTGCTGAGACTCAGCGATACGCGCAGATTCAGGCCTTGGCAGCACGTGCGCAGGCTAATCCTGACCTGTACAACCGTTTGGCCGTTGAAAAGCGTATTCTCAAACAGTTGAAGATGCCTGACATCAATGAGGTCTTGCCTGATCCGGCCA